GAATCAGTTTCTCTTTGTGCAATTCTTTTTGATTTCATACAAGCAGATAAGTTTGGTTTAAAAACGTGTTCAATCATTTTGCCTTCTAAGTATAATAGCAAACCAATAACACCTTCTTTGTTTAAATGTTTTTTACCTGGTTTATATTCTAATGCAAACGAATTTGTAATTAATACAAATGTAATTAAAAGTGTTGCTATCCATTTAGTAATTGTTTCCATTTGTCGCTTTCATTTCCCTTTGTGAATCTTTAAGTTTTTCAACGTCGCCACGTAAGTCTTTAACGTCTTCTTGTAGTCTTGTGATGTTAACACCATTGTTCATCATGTCTTCCATACGTTCTTGTATCTTTTCAACTTGACCTGCTATGTGCTCAATAAGCATGAATTGTTCTGAGTCTGCTGGTGGAGAGCCTAATTCACCACGTGGCCATTTAATACGAAATTCGTTGTTCTTTTCAACGTCACCCCAGAGCCTTTCTTCTGTTTGAGTTAAATCTTTTTCTGATAATTGTGTTTTTGTTTCTAGATTGTTCAGTCTTTCAATAACACCAAAGTATGCCCAAACGCCAACGGCAACTGCCGCCAATATTGACAGCAAATTTCTCATTGGCATACTTATCGCTGTGCTATCTGATATTTTCATAATAGTAGTATTTATTTGGTAATTTCCGTATTTTCGTAGTACTTCTTATACTCTTCTAGAAGATTGTTTGTTTCCTGTAATTTTTGCCTAATTTGGGCAAAGTTTTTGGATAATAATTCATAATCTTTGTCTGTAAGTCCAAATAGCACAGGATCTATTCCTGCCTCTTCTAATTTTTTGAATACTTCTTCAGCGTTCTTACTTGTAATGATTATCCAACGTACATCTTCTAAAGTTAACGGAGTAGGATCAGGAAGATTCAATTTTGCTCTAGGTTCTTCAAGTTTGAACAATTTTATTTTTTTCTCACCAATTGAACAACCAGTTAGCATACAAATTAATAATACTATTGCAATAATTTTACTCATATGGTATATAACTTGGATTTGCTAGTGATGGGCATTCCGGGTTAATCTCCGATTTTTTTGTTGCTTTTAATTCTTCTTCTGTATGTTTGGCACCTGATGCTAACTCAACACATCTTTTTGCATTACTAGAACCTTTGTTAATAACCCTTTCAACTGATTTGGTTCTATCTATTGCTAGTTTGCCTACATCTCTTTTTTTCTTATTAAACCTTTTATCTAGTTCGTTTAAGTCTTTTTTGAAAGTTTGTACTAAAACATTTAATTTTTTGTTGCTTTCTAATATTGCATCAAAGTCTTCTTTTTGTTGTTCAAGTAGTTTTGTTTGCTCTTCAATGCCTTGTTCTAATTGAATTTGGTTTGCTTTTAAAGTGGCGTTGTCTGCTCTTAATTTCATCACATAGACACCCGCTCCGGCTATACCGGAAATTAGTAAGACAGCAAATACCATTTTGATGGTTGAAAACATAATATACGTATTTATTTCTCTAATCTCTCTATATCACAAGTTACACAATGGAATCCACCGCCTAATGTCCTTGATTGACGCATTGGTAAATCAATTACCTCAAATTTTTCTTGCTTTAATTTTTCTATTAAATCTACCTGTATTTCATCAACAATTATTGTTTCTGGATTTAATGATAACATGTTCATTCCGATCCATTTTGAAGCGAACGGAAATCCATGAAAGTTTCTAGGTACACAGTTTTCAACCCATATTGTTCTAAAATCTTTCATAAAAGTAGGTAAGGTATCAACAGTCAATCGAGAAGAATTTGCGATTATAGTATTTTTACCACAAGACAATAATGTGGAATCAATATGTGTGATTTGGTGTTTTACTGCTTGCCATTTCACAACTTCAAACTCTGTTCCAACTTGTTCCTGTAACCATACCGCTCCGGCTTCATTGGCTGAGTGAGATAATGAATAAACAAGACTGTCGTTTACCTTAAGAACGTTAGCGGCATCAAACATAGGATCGTTGAGTGTTTTAGGACGTGGTGCTCTTATAATATTACAGTTTGCTTGTTTCAAGTCAGGATATAAATCTAATTCTTTCGAACGACTAGAGAAAGGTGTTGGGCATTCAATCAAAGTATTTCCAACTGTTAATAATATATCTCTGGCAGAATACGCCCATGTGGGTTCAGTTATTTTGGGTCTATAAACTTCTATTCCTCTGCTTTCTAATGTCTCTACTAGTTTTTCTAGGTCTTCCCTAGCCTCATTGATTACTATTTCTGATACTGGCCCTTGATTAAATTTTCCTTCATAGGTAGACCGTGCTATGCTCCGGTTGAATTCATCATCGTCTATAGGCCAGGAGAAATTATCAACACTTCCGACTAAAACAGATCGCAGTTCCCCATATTCGTTTTTAGTTGATACTATCATTATAAAGTAATTATTGTATTAGGCCAGGCTTGTAAACAGTTTTTCCGTTTTCTTTCATAGCAGTTAAAACAGATTTTCTATTACCTTCTGTTTTGTATGATACATGAACCCAACCTGAATCAGGTATGCCAGGTGTGTAAAATTCTAGTATGAGTTGATCAAAATCTAAATTTGATTCAACCCAACTTGCAACGTTATAGTTTGGTGTTCCCGGACACTCAATATCGACTGCCTCACCTTTACAATGTTGTGATTTAGATGACCCACCTACTGCTTCATTTAATGTTGGGCCTCTATATCCTGAATTAATAACTGTTGGTCCAAAATTGTTTCTAACCTTTTGTACCACGTTAGCAAATAGTTTTTTTGCATTTGCAAGATGTTCGTCACCCGGTGTATTATCAATGCCTTGTCTTAGGGCAGTTTGACTTTTAGTAAATTCTTGTAAACTGAAATTTTCTGATAATCTTACCATTTGTACTTACTTAACAATGCAGACTCATTTCCTTTGTTAAAAATGAATTTGTTTTCAGTAGTTTTGGTAATATTATATGGTCCAAAATATTTGGTAAGATGCGTACATTCTGCAATAGCATCAATATCAATTGCAAATGCTTTTGCTTCTTTCATTATTTCATTTGTTGGACCTACTTTGTGTATCTCAAATTGAAGTTCTTGTTGTGTTCCTGATTTTTTAACACTTAAAATATTGTCTTGCATTTTGCATTCTATAAGATCGTATTTGTTAAAAAAGTTTTTTGCTTCACCAATTTTTATTTCATTTACTCTTTGTTCGTATGCTTCTGGAGTAGTTGGAACCATTTCTGCTAATGTTGAATCAGACACAATTGTTGGATTCTGTCCTTTATGATATGTGTATTCAAATTCTTCAATATTAGTTAATTTTTTTAAATCTTCTAAAAAACTTAAAATATTTCTTATTACTCCGTCTTGTCTTGCAAATTCTACAAATACTTTATGTTTGCCATCTGCCATTGTACCTGGTGTAGCATCTGCATCTAAAATTTCTTTGTAACCTGTTTCTGCAAATCTTTCTAGGTCTTTAGCAGGAGCCAGACTATCAACAGTAAATGCAAGGACCATGATATTTTTATCATCACCCATTTTTGATTTGTATTGATCTACTGAAAAACGTTCTGAAACAACGCCTTCAAGGTCGCCGGCTTTTAATCCTTCATTAATCTGCATCGAAACTATTTAGATCCTGTGTTATTGTGTCAGTTTCATCCTGACTTTCTATATTGTCTTTGCCGTGTTTAAAATTACCAATTACTTCTTTAGGCATACGTATTTCAACGATCCAAATTGGATGAGCATCTATTTTGCCTTTAGTTGTACCAGGTCTATAATCTTCTGGTGACTTAATTTGTCTTGGTTTTAATAGTTCGTCTTTTCTATAACTTACTTTACAACCTCTGTCCAACAATCTTTTTCCACCTGATGGATCTGGCATTTTATCATGAGGCCACATAAAAGAGCAAGTAACAAAATGTCTTGCATCTTTTGGTCCTTCTAATAACTCTCCATCTCTCCAATTTTCAAATACATATACGTCTAATTCGTCAAGTACCCTTTCAAAATCTTTTAAAATACCCAGTGTTGGACCCACTGCATATAAACCTTGAACGTTACGGATTATATCTAATACATCATGCATAATACACTTATTTAGTGATTATTTTACTACTTTATAAACTCGTTGATTGCTTCAGCATAATACTTGCTGTAATGGTTATATAATTTTTCAAAGTTTACGTCGGTTAAACCTGGCATGTCTGCTCTTAAAACCTCTGCATTGATTAAATCAAGTACGATATTGTACTCTAGTATTTTTGTAGGTCCTATTTTTTTCTTAGATAGTGTTACAAGTTCATCAAATTTTTTATCTGGTTTCATGGAGTATTTTACACAGAAGAATCTTTTTTTTGCGTGTTTTTTACCCATAATATTTTTTAACTCTTTTGTTCTGCAACTTTACTTGCCTTTTGATCTAATTCGTATAATTGTTGTTTACCAATATCTACACTTGGTATCTTTAATATTGGACACAGGATTTTTTTGGTAAATTCGTAATGTTGAGAAGGCGAAGGATGATTATCGTGTATTTCGGCCAGTCGTGGAATTTCTAGACAGAAAGATTCCATATCAATAGGCCATTCTTGTTCATTTATTACTAAATGATGTTTGTGCTTGATAAGTTGTTGTGTTTCGCCCATGTTAAGGATTATCATAGAAAGATTTATTATTTTAATATCTCTTTGTTTACAATAAGTGTTGGCCATCCATATGTATTCTAAAGTCCTTTCGTACAGTTGTTGAAGTGTTGTTCCGTTGGTAGCATCTTTGGTGCCATTATTATCTGCACCTTGATTATATTCTTTTTGTTGTAAAAAATTTTCTGAATGTACTCTATCGTATGCAGACCACATGACTATAACAATATCGCCTGCAACTGCATTCTTTATTATTTGCCTACAAATATATTCGTTAGAAGATCCGCCCAGTCCATAGTTAATTGTATTGTTACCTTTGTTAGATAGTCTAAGGAAGTCAACCCAAGTGGGCCACTGATTGCCATCTATTTCATCTGTATGATGGCGTGTATAACTACAGCCAAAACATTTAAAATCAGCCATTTGATAATCTCGCTAATTTAATCATTACACTTGCAAGATTTATTTCTGGATCAGCAACAAACGAATGATCAACTAAACCTTGTTTAATAATTAATACTGCTTTATCTTGATTATCTTCATCTTTAGATATGATGTCTAAATTGTCATACAGCCATCTGTATATTTCTTCACATTCTTCTGGTCTTGCTTGAGCACATACAAGTTTTCTTGCTTCATTTATTTTACCTGTTTTAAATAATTCTACCATTTGCAGTCTATAATCTTGTTGCCCACTATCTCCTGATTGTGGAGGCATTAATTTTCCATCTCTGCAATTTTGCTGTATCATATTAATACATTTTCTTAAATCTGGATATGATGCTTTTACATAAGTGTCTAGTATTTCTATGTCTGGTTCGACTTGTTCTGCAATTAGTATTTCGGCTGTTCTTGCTGTAAATTCATTTTTGTCAATTGTCTCCATATGGAATCCTTGACACCTACTATGAAGTGCTGGTATAACTCTGTTTGGATAATTGCAAGTTAATATAAATCTTGCTGACGTGTGATACATTTCCATTACGCCACGTAGTGCCGCTTGTCCATTTGGACTCATATAATCTGCCTCATCAAGTAATACATATTTGTATGCACCAAATGGCATAATTTGTACAAATGAATTAATTTTTTCTCTTACAGTATCAACAGAATTTTCTCTTGAAGCATTTATTTCTAATATGTCATAACTGCTAACGTCAAGTTCATTGAATAATACTTTTGCAAGTGTTGTTTTACCAACACCAGGTGCACCACTTAATAACAAGTGTGGAATTGCTTTGTCATTAATCCATGTTTGTATTTGACTTCGTTGTGCATCGTCACGAACAACATACTCTTTTAATGTTTTTGGTCTATATTTTTCTACCCAAAGTTCTTTCATATAGCAATAATATACAAATTATGATTAATTGTCAATTTGATCTTGTGCCCAATTATTAATTAAACCAGAAACTTTTAATTTATATTTGGAATTTTTATCAGCGTCTCTTAAAATTTTATTTGCTTGTGCTAATTGTAAACCTGATTTAATTGGTATTATAATAGCATTGATGGTATTTTTCTTTTGTTTTTTAACTGCTTGTACTCTGTGCCAACCATCACATAATACATAATAACCAGAGTCTTTTATTGGAGAAACTAGTATAGGTTTTTGTTTTTTGTTTTTTGTTAATTTTTTTATCCAATAACGTTTTTCTTTGTTTAAAGGACGTTCAACACCTAGTCCTAGTTCTGCCATTGTAACTAGTTTTTTAATTTCTACGTTAATTGGTTTCATACTTTACTTTTACATAGTTGTCAAAACTTTTCTGATTAATTTCTTTCCAATTATCAAATAGTGTTTGCTTACTAGAATCTATGTTAATGTTAATTTTTTCTAAAAAATTCTTATTTTCAAAAATATCAGAAATGTCTAATTGATTTTTAAATTTGCTTGGCCAAAAATTATTCCAATTTAGAACATCTTGTTTATAATCTTTTAAAGTAGTTCCATCAAAGCACTCTGGATGATACGTATAGAATCGTTTGGAAAAAAAACTAGACATTAGATTGTTATCACATTTGATTACTAGTGTGTTTCTATGGTGCTTTAAAGCAAATTGACTGTCATGACACGATATAATTTTGTGTTCGGATAGGTATTGATCTTTTTCACTTATTGATAAATCTGTATTCCGTTGAAGTAATTTAAAATTGGTAGGAGATAAGTTTTTAAAATCTAGTTGTAATATTCTACGATTTCTTTCAATGACAATTTGTCCGTTTTCTTTTAGTTCTATAAAACAGTTCATGTCATACAAGGCTGTAATTAGATCACCTGCAAAGCCTCCTCTGAACAATATAATTTTAGTCATTGCCCGGTAATGATGTCATTTGTTTTTGTCCACTTGTGTTAACATACCCGGCTTTTTTTCTATTTTGATCTGGTTCGTCGTCTGATACAAGTAAAATATCGTCTTCATCGATCATTCTTACTTCTAGTTCGTTACCTTCTTTTTTAACCTTAAGTGCTCGAGACCATCTACCATGTGCAACTAATACCCATTGTCCAACAGTAACATCTTCTTGTTCGTTGCCAATAGCATATACTTTTGCCCATCTAGGATGAATACCGTCTGCAGATCCATCGTCATCTATAAGAATAATACCGCCTTTAGTTTTTGTTTCACCAAAGTGCATATCAGATACTAATACTCTTTTTTTAAGTGGAGTGATATCGTAATCTACAGTGTATTGTTTTCCACCGTGAGATCCAAACCCTTTGTTTTGTAAGTCTTCTATTTGTGACATATAGAAGTATTATATAAGATTTATTCTATACCGTCAAGTGCCGCATCAATACCTTTTTTAGGTGCCGGTGCAGTTTTTGGTTTTGCTTGTCTTGTAGTTCTAGGTTGTGGTGCAGGTTTTGACTCTACTGCTTTTGGTTGTGGTGCAGGGGGAGTTTTTCTTATAGGAACAGGTCTTGCTCTAGCAGGAGTATCATCAACTCGGCCTTTTGGTGCTTCGTAATATTTTTTTATTACTTCTGTTTTATGTGTTGCTATTTTTCCGCCAATTCCTAATACATCTCCACGTGCATTAACATTCATATTACCAACTGCTCTTACATCTTCGTTGGTTGCTCGTAATTTTTCTATATCGATCATACGGCCTTGCATTGATCTATACATTCTTTTTCTGGGTGCTCTTGCTACCATAATATGCTCCTATTTTATATTACTTATCATCGCAAAAATTCACGGTGATCTAAATTGTATAGAAGTGGATTTATTTTGTGTACTCCTATTAAAAATAAACAAAAACTAGCCACACTTGATCCTCTACCAACACCCCATACAACATTATTTGCTCTTAGGGTATTTACAAAGTAAATTAAAAACTGTAAAACTTTAATAAATTTTTTCTTTTCAAATAAACTGTATTCGTCTTTTACTCTAATTTTTTCTTCTTCTGATTGACATTTATCAAGAAGCCAATTCAATACATCTATGTTATGGTATTTTTCTGGCATGTGCCAATTTCCGCAGTGTATTTGGTCAAACTGATACAGTGGTTCTCTGTTTGGCACTTTTTTAATAGTTGCTACTTCTAATCCAGTTTCCATTACACTGTCATTATATTGATCGGGTGATTCAAAAAATAGTTTTGATATATCAAAATCTGGATTAGTATACAGTAAGTCTAGTGCGTCTTGCTCTGTGAATATGCAATCACCATAGTCATTTATTTTTATCTTTGCCACCATCTAAAACCTTTGCGTTAAATTCAAATATTTTAGCATGGTCGTTATGCTTCTTGTCAACTGGTATGTTGGTTTCCTGCCAACTAAAGTGTCCTGTGTATATGCCTTTGTCAAGTTCACGATCATATGTTGCTGTATCTGCCCTTAACCACCATGGGTCGAATTTTTTGTATTTGTCTGTAAACCATTGTGGTGTATCTAATAATAACAGTTCTTTGCTGTCTTTGTCAACCGTATAGGTAATACCGTCACCTTGCCAACTGCTTAATTCTAACTTATTAACTAAAATTTTACCATCTAAGATACTATTTGCTTTACAAAAAGTTACGGCCGCCATTATTTGATCATAAGGAGGCTTTGGTAATTCAATAAATCTGTTTGATGAAGAAACTTTTAATACTTCATACAAAGATTCTTCTCGCCAAGTAGTAATTGTATTTGCAAATACTTGTTCAAGTAAATGTTTTAATCTTTCAAAATATGTTGTTTGTTCTTTTAAGTCAGCAGTATACGGAGTAATATGTAAATTTACTTTATATTCGTTTTGGAAAAGTTCTCCGTCTACAATTATAATTGATTTAAATTTTGTTTTCCAAGTAAAAGTATTTGGCATCAACTTTACTTACTATTCCATATTAATTAAATCACCGAGATCTGGTTCACCTCTTAATTTTTTATGGTTTTTATGCCATGTTTCGATTCTTCTTTGACGAATAGCATCTTGGTAAGATATTAATGCATGTTGTAAGTTGCCTAGCATTTCTGGATTACGACCTCTTTTAGCAATAGCAACTTTTCTTGAAAGTTCTTTTATTCTTTTGGAAATATCTTCGTCGCTCAGATTTCCTATTTCTTCTTGTAATGGATGAAAATACATAACTACCCCCTATTAGATGTAGTTGTTTCCTAACTGATGCATTAGGATTGTTGCCCCACCATCTGGAGACATGAATTCATATAGGTATCTGCCCGAAGTTGGTACGGTTATTGTATCTGACGAACCGTCACCTCCAGACACATTTCCTGCTACTAGCACTGAACTAGGAATTGTAAGTGTATCTGCTGTTGAATTAAATGTTATATCTAAAATTATTCTGGCTAACATTAAATTCAAAGGAAAGTTTATAAAATTTAAAGTAACTGAGGCGTTTGTGGTTAAAGTTTGATAATGTCCGTTTTCATGATTAAGAGTAATTGTTCCGCCATCTGTACCATGTACATATACAGTTTCTGAATTGTCCTTCAGGATTGCACGTTTAACGATGTTATCTGAAAAATCAGATTCAGCATTTGTACTTGCCTTATCGTTTTGTAGATCAACTATTTCGTTCTTTGCTTCAGTAAAGTTTGTTTTTATAGCAGAAAAATTATCTCTCATGCCTTGACTACTATTGTCTTGGCCTGCTACTGGATAAGATCCGTCTATGTTACTTGGTTCTATGTTACTTGCCATTAAAATATTCCTTTGCTTCTAAATTTTAAATATTTATCGTTTAATCTGTTCACTGTTATTATTGTTCCGTCTGCAGGTGCTTCTTTAACAAAAGTTATGGTTGTTTTTTCATTAGCCACGTCATGTGACAGTTCAACACCGTATTCATGGTCAGCACTTCTGGTAAGACTGTCTGTTGTTGGTACAATATAACCCCTAAATCCTGATGCTTTCACACATTCACCAACAGATACTATGTTAGATCCTTCTTTTACCAGTATGTCTTCTTCGTGAACAAGTTCATTTAACTCAAATGTTGTAGTTGTGCCATCGCCAGTAAATTGTGCAGGCATAACTTTGCTTCTTGTAATTGTATATTTGTCAATTATAAAGTCTATATTTCTAAAATTTAATTGTTTATCTTCAATACGTTTTTTTACTAGAGCACCTTTTCCTGGCTTACAATAGCAAATTGGTACTGCTAAAACAAAACCCAAAGGTCCTAAGTCACCACTTTGTGTTGTTTTCATCCATAAAGGTAGATATGTCCATTCTTTGTGACCTAATCCCTTTATTCTTGTTCTCATATTTTCAACTGCATTTGGATAAAGAGTTGATAAAAAGTTTAAATCTGTTGACAAAGGATTAGCATGTCTTACTTTGGAACCGGATGTACTAAAACTTAATCCATTGGCTGTAGTAACATTAACCTCGTCGGCATCTGCTGTAATATTAGTAGAACCCGATCGTGGTCCTAACATTGGTTTTTCGATGTCTGTTCTCACAGTGATAGAACTGCTTACAGCCTCGTTATCATTGTTAACTAGTTTGTCTTTCATTTCGATGTAAACAACTTCATATATGATAGTATTATTTTCTTTTGCCACAGCAGTTTTAATATCACTAAAGTACATAGTTTTAGGTGCATGACTTTGTTCCATTTGATCTTGGAAAGTTTTAAGTGTTTGTGCTTCTAATCCTGATAATATTAACATCTCTGATTTATTTTTCATTCCAAAGTTTGAGTCTTCACCTCGATAGATATTCTCATTATTGTTAATTGATGGATCTTGAGCAACATTATAAAAAATGTTTTGATCAATTAGACTTGTTGCTTCACCTTTCATATCACCATATCTAATTGTTGTAAATGGTATATCTACTGTAACACTAAATTCTTTGCTAGTAGCCGCATCTTGATATTGATCACTTACTGTGACTGTAAATGTATATGTTCTTGTGCTGTCGGAAAACTCTTCTGGATCTATTGTACCTACTAGACTGCCTTGTTCTGATAAAGTAATACCTGGAGGTAACGATCCGGAAGTAACTGTATAATTTAAAACTCTGTCTGTTTGTTCTGCTACGGCTATAATGTCAATAGTGCTAGGTTGATCTGCTGATAACGTGCCAAGATTGGCGTCAGTGCTAAAAGATATACCAATATCAATTTCACCAATCACTTTCATAGTGAAAGTTTCATCTGTGAATACGTTAGTTGATGAACTATCTGCAACATAAACTACACGATTTGCTCTGATTGTGAATACATAATCTGTTTCGACTGCCGCTTGTCTGGCCAACGTTCCTGTAATTTCACCTGTGTTAATATTAACTGTAAGACCAGAAGGTAATGCACCTGCTACTATTGAAAATTCTAAATCTGCTTGGTTAGGATCAAAATCTGCAACATCAATAGTAAGAGCAACTTCGTTGTCGTGTCTGAATGTACCTAAGTCACTGCCAGTTGTAAACACTGGTTTACGATGAACTGGTCTACGGTATGATGAGAAATCCATTAATAATGGAAAGCCGTTTAATATATCCCCGTCAATAGTAATATAAGTGTTTGATACTCTCCAATAGTCTGCTGAATAAACAAAAATGCTGTTGTTCTGTTCTACAATAGTAGTACCATCAGACACTCGTACAATAAAATCATAATTTTTACTAATACTAAGAGTTGTTAATGTAAGATCAAAAACGAAGTCGTCGTACTTTTCATCATATCCACCTCTGGTCTGTGCAGGATCAGTCTCTGTTAGTTCAACTATTCCAGAAATGTAACCTGTAGAACTCATTGTGACACCCGGTGGTAAACTACCTTGCACAACTTCATACATTAAAGTTTGTCCTGCTCTAGTATCTGTGTCTTCTGCTATTATTTGATATCCTATTTTTTCACCATCTAATACCCAGTATAATCCTTGTTTTGTGGAATCATCTATTTGTAATTGTCCTGATGCTGTTGTAAAAGTTGGAGTATCAGCACCTTCTACATCTAAATAAAAATTTCTGTCTGTAATTTGGCTTCCGGCCGTAGCACGAACTACGAAGGTGTATCTTGTTCTTTTGTATACTTCGGCCGGAACGCCTGTCAGTAAGCCTGTTGAAGTAAGTTCCATTCCTGAAGGTAGGCCTCCTGCGATTAGTGAGTAAGTTACAGAAGTAGAATCGCTAGTATTCGCTTCTAATTGAACCGAATATGCTACTTGTTCTTCTATAGACGATATTTTACCTGCTGTGGTTGTCCACACTGGTGTTGCCATTAAAACTTACTCCTTCGTAATATTTATGGTAATTTATAGTCTATTATGATACTGCCGCACTAAACGGAGTTGCTGGATTGGTGCCTGCAGATACTCTCATTTGGCCCGTTACGTGCCATTTGTCAGCACCCATGTCGATTAATGTGACTGTATCGCCTACTAATCCACCTTGTGTACCACTGTTTAAAGTAATTGTATCTGATGCCGCCACTGTTGGATATGCTGTAACTGTTGTACCGTCTTCATCTAGATACATTATTTGTCCAGCGATTGTGTTATTAGCATCTGGTGCCTGTATTTTGTATGTAGTAGATCCACCCATCGCAATACTAACAATAAAATGATAAACGCTTCCTGATCCTGTTGCATCTGGAAGTGTTAATACTACGTTTGCATTACCACCTACTTCACCAAGTAATAAAGTTCTACCTGCGTGTTCAGTTTCTGTAATTGCATCTGTACCTGTGAAAGTGTGTATTGCTTTTTTAAATGATCCTGTCAAAGTCAACTGTGATGCCATTGTAACCACACCAGTTCCAGATGCATCAATTTTTAAATCTGAATTTGAAGCATTAGCGGCTATTGTATTATCTGTTACTGTAACTCCATCTAATGTACTTGCTCCAGTAACACCTAATGTTGTTGTGGCTGTAAGTGCACCGTCAACATTTGTAGCACCATTTAATTGTAGTGCTTCTGCTATTGTAATCGCAGATGAATCATCTGAACTTAAAGTTGTTCCTGCAATTCTTACAGAAGATGCAACAACACCACCTGCACCAGATGGTGCAATAATAATATCTTCATCTGATCTTGCTGATACAATATTCCATCCGTTTATGTCTAGATTGCCACCTAATTGTGGAGATGTGTCCTCAATAACAAAATTTGTTGCGTCATCATCGCCGCCATAAAGTTCTGAAAAGTTATCGTTGATTTTGTCAAATGCCGTTCTTAGCGGATCACCTGTACCGTCGTTTGCACTTGAACCTATGTTAATTGTTTGCTTTGCCATTTGCTATTATTTATTTTAATTTTTTATAAACCGAATGTAATTTTATACGTCTATTGCTATTCTTTGGTATTTGAATACAGTACTGTTACTTGTTATGTTAACAACTCTTAGTCTAACATCAGATCCACTTATGTCTGCTGAAAATGTACATAATGGTGCACTATACGAAGTTGTTGATCCAAACGTTGCCACGTATGCTGAAGATCCGTCGTGTATTACGTTAGCCTCAACAATTTCATATCGAGTATTTGTAGCGTCTGTTATTGATATCCAATATTTTGCACTTCTATAATCTGCTTTAGCAAAAGTATCTAAATTAGTTATTGCAGAACTAGATATAGTTACAGTTGCATCTGCAAGATCTGAGTATGATAATGATGCACCTGCACTTGCAAATGATAATACACCTGAACCATTTGTTTTTATAAATTGTCCTGCTGAACCATCTGTAGTTGGAAATGTAAATCCACTTATATTAACACCACCTGTTCCGTTACCAGTTAATTCAAGAGGTGAGTTAGATGCGTTTGTTGAAACAGTGTTGTCAGTTATTGTAACTCCGTCAATTGTTACTGATGTATTTGCTGTTAATGTTGTAAATGTTCCAGCCGCTGGTGTTGTACCACCAATTACAGTATTATCAACTGTACCTGAATTAATATCTGCTTTTGATATTACAACTTGTCCTGTTCCTGATGGAGTTATAACTAAATCAGCATTTGAATTTGTTGTTTTAATTGTGTTGTCTGTAATATTAATTTCAGAATCAACTGTTAAATCTGTTATATAAACTTTTCCTGTTCCGCCCGGTGTTATAAGAATATCTGCATTTGATGAAGAACCTATAATGTTATCATTAAAAGTTAAGTTATCAATTGTTACAGTACCGGCCATTGAATTACTAGTACCAGTAACTACAAGGTTTCCGTCTGTAGTTAAGTTTGTACCTACACCTAAAGTTGAATCAAGTGTTACTGCACCTTCAATAGTTGCAGTACCATCAACTATTAAACCTTCATTAATATTAATTGTAGATGAATCTGTTGAACTAAGACTAGTTCCATTAATAGTAATTGCACCTGCTATAACATTACCTGTTCCTGCAGGACTTAAAATTAAATCTGAATTTGATGTTGTTGCTTTTATTTCGTTGTCTGTAATATTAATATTTGAATCTACAGTTATGCCTGTTGTTGTTGTTGCACCTTCAATTGTTGCTGTACCTTCAATAGTTAGATTCCCATCAACATTTAAGTTGTCGTTGACATTAACTAATGATGAATCATCTGAACTAATTGTTGTACCATTAATTTTAATTGCTCCAAAAACTACAGATCCTGTACCACTTGGCAATAAATTTATATCTTCGTTTGATCTTGTACCTTCGATATTGTTATCATTAATTCTGATAGCAGGGAATGATATAGTACCTGTTCCTGATGGTTTAAACACAAGGTCATCATTTGATCTATTAGCACGTATCTCGTTACCACTTATTACTATACCGTCATTAAACAAAGGAGAAGCATAAACTTCAGTGAAATTCTCATTCACTTTCACCATAGCATCACGTAAAGTATCACCTGTACCGTCGTTTGCGTTTGTTCCTACATTTAGAGTTTGTTGTGCCATTTTTAAACGTTTATTACCCTTTTTACTACATTAACCATGTGTGTATTAACATTACTTATCTGCCCTCGAAGGCGTAAATTCCCATCACTAATATCAACAGTAATTGTTGTCATAGCATCAGAAACGTTACTTACTTTTCCGTACGTACTGATATATGCGTTAGATCCGTCGTGTACGACATTTGCTTCTATAAGTTCGTATCGTGACCCTTCAGTGTCTACAGTTTGTACTAGATATTTTGCAGATCTTACATCAGCCGCAACATTACTATCAAGAGTTGCAATAGCAGTAGAAGACCCTTCTCCTCTAGTTAATTTTATTCCATAAACATTTACTTTAGTTGAACCACCTGACGTTGATGACGCTTTTACATCTACAGTTGAAGAACCATCATGTACAGCAGTTAAAGTTATTTGCCCAGTGGACTTTGTACTTGTTTGTGCGTATTGTGTAACATATGCATTTGTGCCTTGTGTAACTACTGCCGCCTCACATATAGATGCCGCTCCTTCTGATGAATTATATGCTACAACAATATAATGTGCACCTTGATATTCTGTAGAGTCAAATGTATCTACAATAGTAGCAGTAGAACTAACTGTGGTATCTCCAGTAACAGATATCTTATTGCTTTCTGTTCTGTCTGCTTCGTTATCTGCAAGTAAGATTCTGTAAGCATGTATTTTTAAATCATTATTAACACCTCCTGGAACAGTAGCACGTAATCTAACATTACCACCACTTATGTCTGATGCCCAAGTAATAAATTTAGTTGAACCAGTGAATATATTGTTATATTCAGTCATGTATGCGTCTGATCCATCATGTACCATAACAATCTCTACATTGTTTACTTCTTGGTTTGTTTCGTCATTTATAGAAATAAAATATTTTGCACCTCTATAAGAACTTGTAGACCAAGAGTCAAAAGTTTCTGTAGTTCCACCTGCTGGTCTAGTTAATTTTATTCCATAAACATTTACTTTAGTTGAACCACCTGATGTAGATGACGCCTTCAAACTTACTGTTGTAGATCCGTCATGTACAGCAGTTAAAGTTATTTGTCCAGTAGACTTTGTACTTGTCTGAGCGTATTGTGTAATATATGCATTTGTGCCTTGTGTAACTACTGCCGCCTCACATATAGATGCCGCACCTTCTGATGAATTGTTTGCTACAACAATATAATGTGCACCTTGATAATCTGTAGAATCAAATGTGTCTACTACAGTAGCAGTAGAACTTACTGTGGTATCTCCAGTAACAGATACCTTATTGCTTTCTGTTCTGTCTGCTTCGTTATCTGCAAGTAAGATTCTGTAAGCATGTATTTTTAAATCATTATTAATACCTCCTAGAACAGTAGCACGTAATCTAACATTACCACCACTTATGTCTGATGCCCAAGTAATAAATTTGTCAGATGAAGTCATTACATTGTTATATTCTGTCATGTATGCGTCTGATCCATCATGTACTATAACAACCTCTACATTGTTTATTTCTTGGTTTGTTTCGTCATTTATAGAAATAAAATATTTTGCACCTCTATAAGAACTTGTAGACCAAGAGTCAAAAGTTTCTGTAGTTCCATTCGCTGGTCTAGATAATTGAACTCTGTATGCATTTACTGTTGTTGAACCACCTGATGTAGATGCCGCTTTAACAGTAACAGTCGATGAGCCATCATGTACAGCAGTTAAAGTTATTTGTCCAGTAGACTTTGTACTTGTTTGTGCATATTGCGTGATAAATGCATTGTTTCCTTGTGCAACTACCGCCGCTTCACAAATTGATGCCGCTCCTTCTGTTGAATTATATGCAACAACAATATAATGTGCACCATCTATCGCAGTTGCTCCATCATCTCCAACATTATTAAATGAGTCTATTGCAGTGGCAGTACTAGAAACTGTTACTTCGCCAATTACATTAACATTGGTGCTAACTCTATCTGCTTCGTCGTCCGCTAATAAAATTCTATACATATGAACTCTTAAGTTTGGTTCATTTCCAGTTGCTCTTAGTCTAACGTTTGATCCATTTATGTCAGCAGTAACATTTATTAAATCATTATTACCTGTGTTGACTGAACCATAAGATGTTATGTATGCGGCCGAACCATCGTGAACTATAACACATTCTAAATTTTGCACTTCTGATTTTGTATTGTTGTTAACACTAATATAATATTTTGCACCTCTATAATCTGCTTTTGCCCAAGTATCTAAATTTTCCTCTGCAGAATCTAAATCTGTATTAATAACTATACCTGCTTCTTGCTCACCTGAATAACCGGTTGAATCATCGTCTCCTAAACCTATTCTGTACCATGATGCAGAAGCATTTGAAGAACTAGGACTTCCTAATAATCTAACAGTACTACTATCAACATCTGCACTTGTAACAATATGATTATTAGTACCAGTTTTTGTAAGAGCATAAGAAGATACCATAGCAGTTGAATTATTATGCGCCAATGAATGTTTTGCAACTTCAAATTCGTCACTATCGTCGTCTCTGCTTATAGCAAGATAAAATGCACTATCATATTTTGATGTTACAAATTCATCTAAAGAACTTGTTGCTGATGTCATGTGATTACATCTTTTAGTTGATATAATAGGATCAATTATAGTTTCGACATTATGGCCAATACCTGAATTAATAACTTGTGACGCTTCGTCTTCTCCTCCATAACCAGATGAATCATCGTCTCCCAAACCTATTCTATAATAAGACATTGAATTTGCTGATGATAATCCAGATGCTCTTAATCTTACATTTCCATCTGATATATCACCGTCTATTGCAATATGATTATTTGTTCCTGTTTTAATTAATACAGAAGAGTTTAGAAATGCATTGCCATGGTTATGAGCAAGCGAATGTTTTGCAACTTCAAATTCGTCACTGTCGTCATCTCTATGTAAAGCATAATACCATGCACTATCATATTTTGTTGTTGCCCACATATCTGCTGTTCCTGCCGCAGAAATTA